TTGAGATTTTAAAGATTGTAATGATTCTTCATACTTTTTCTGTTCTTCTAATGACTTAGTATTTGATTTTGTATTTATCTCATTAGTTGCATTTGCTATCTCTAATTCTGTGGCTGTTGTATCTATCCCATAATCTTTTTGTGCAACTAATTTAGCGTTAAGTTCTCTAATTTTTACATTTTCAAGTTCTTTTGCAAATGCTTCATCACTTGTTTTATTTTTAATATGATTGTTAGTTATTTCAAGTCTTTGCTTATCAAAATATTGTTTAGTTAATTCTTCAGTTAAAGCTAACTCATCATCTTTTATTTTTTTTAAATCTTCTTGAAATTTCTTTTCTTGTTCTAATTTCTTTTTATTATTTTCTTCAATTTGATTTCTTTCAATATTTCCTCTCAATAGAAGAGTGGCACTATCAAATTTTATCAGGTCAGCATTTACTAATTCAGCCGCCTTTCTTTCTGCTTCCCTCTTTGCATCAAATTCAACAAGTTCTTTTTCGTTAGCATCTTTTATTAAATCCAACTTAGACTGAAAATCAATAGCAAGTCTTTGCTTTTCTTTTTCTGCTGCTACTTTTGCATCTTCAATAGCTTTATCAGTATCTTTCTTAGCTTGTATTTTAGCATCATCTGCTAATTTCTTCTTATACTCCGCTTTACTATTTTCAATTTCATTTGTTTTATCAGCATACTCTTTAGCTTTATCAATGCCACTTGCATTTGCTCTGCCTAATATACGTTGCTCTTCTAATAATATTTCTTGTTTCTTTTTGAATATTGCTTCTGCTGATGCACCATTTGCTTCTAATGATTTTAGTTCACGATTAAGTTGGTCAATTCCACCTTCTCTTGCAGCATTTAATTTTTCAGTTTTATCATATTGTTTTTCAAGTTGCTCGTTAAGTTTTTCTTTTTCATCTTTAGCTTTTTTATCTGCTATGGCTTCCGCATCTATGGATTCATTGTATTCAAGTATTTTACTAATTAATACACCAACTGCTATAACTAATAATCCTATTCCTGTTGATGCTAATGTGGCTCTAAATACTTTCATTGCACCTGTTGATGTTCCAACAGCAAAGGCATAAGCCTTTTGTGCTGCTGTCATTGTGCCAGTTGCTTGAGCATCTGCTATTTTTGCAGCAGTTAAAGATGTAAATGCGTTAACTACTCCACCTTTTATTTGATTTCCTAAATCAACAAATGACTTTCGGGCATCCATTACACCCTGAATACCATCAGCAAATGCCATTGTAGCCTGTAATTTAGCTATGGTTTTCTCTATATCTTCGCTTGTATTACCAAATAAAACGGCTGCACCACTTGCCGCTTGAAATCCTCGTACTACTCCGTTGGTTAATGTTGAAAGTCTTGCAAACTTATCAGGGTTTAAACCATTTACCTTTTCGTTTAAATCACCCATCTCATCCTTTAAGGATGCTAATTTAGCTGCTGCCTTTGTAGCTTCAGGGCTTAACTCCCCAAACTTACGGGCTAATGCAATAGCTTCTTCTTTGGCTTCCCTTAATTCGGTCTTAATACTTTTTACCGACTTATCAGAACTACCTTTGTTTATTTCTAAGTCTAAACTTATTTTCTTTTCTGCCATTATACTATTACTATTTTATAATAAATTACTAATCTAATATCTGTTGTTCCACTTAACCAAGTTCCATCTATTGATAGATTTACATTTCTTAAAAGATTGTAACCTCCTGTTACCGTTCCTAATCCATAACCTGTTGTTAATCCTAACCAATTAACTCCTAAGATGGTTGCCATTAAAGTTGCATCAGTATCTGTTTTTAATTTTATATCTCCTGTTCCTGTCCAACTATATCCAGTTCCCGTATTCATTGCTTCTAATGCAAATCTTGTAATATCATAATATTCATTTGCTGCTAATTGTGGCAATACTTCCGTTACTGCACCTCCATCTATTGCTTTTAAAAATGCATCATCTACTGTAAACTCTGTTTTATATTCAGCTAAACAATTATTGAACATTGCACCATCACGATTCATTTCAGCACTATCAGAATTAAATAAAAATACTCTATCGTTATAAACCTTAGTGCTGTCTGAACCTAAAATAAAAACATCTTTTACTCCTATTGGCACATTGTTATTTGAACCTTTTACAATAGTATTAACTCCCGAATTAATATTGTCACTACCTCCATAGTTTTTATCTGTTCTAATAGTATTACCATCTACTCCTAAATTAATATTATAACGATAAGGTAATGGTTTGCCACTATCATATACTCCTGTGCCACCTCTTAATATTTTTACAGAAGTTGCTTTAGCTGCTTCACGATTTACTTTTAATAATCTACATTTGGTTAGTTTTGTTCCGCTTATATCAAAGTCTTCAACGCTTAACAATCTATAATAGGCTTCTTTAATAAAATATTGCTTTCTAAAACTTAAAGTTATAAAATCAAATACTGATAAATCAAAATAGGCTTCTAATACTTTAGAGTTTTTATTGGTTATATCTAATACTGTTTGTTCCCAATATGCCTTATAAAGATTGTTGTCCGTAACTTCTATGTCTGGTCTTACTCCTAATGCTGCATCATAATACACATTTATTAAACTACCATAGTTTAAGTCAAACGTAGGGTTATATGGATTGTCTAAATGTCCTGCATAAGGATATGTAGTTTTAGATGTTAATAATGCAGATTTTAAAAACCATCTTTTACAAGGTAATAAACCACCCCAATAAAGTATTCTTATTTTAGATTTACCTTGCTTGACCTGATTGTCTTGGTCTACAAATGTAAAATCACTTACTATTTTGTCATCACCTGTTAAATTACTTAATGGAGTTGCTGCAAAGATTGGTTTTATCTCTTTTGTTTCGGTTAAGAAATCAGTTTCAATATCAATAAATTCACTTCCATAAACTTCTTTATTTGCTGTATAATAAGAGTTGTTAAGTCTGTCGGTGTCTTGCTCGTAAGTAAACTTGTAACGTTTTTGTTGGTTCATTCCCATAGGTGTAAAAACAACGTTTTGTCCTATGTCTATTTTGGTTGTCCAATCAACTACATCAGATGTGTAGTAGTCTTCACGTGGCTCTATTAATAATGTCTTATCGTTTATTTGGTCAAAGTAAAGATTAAACATTTTACTTAAACTTAAAATAAAATCTTTTTGTAAATAATCAGAAGGCAATAAATCACTAACATTTATAGTATCTCCTAAAACTATTTCAGGCTGTGGAATATTTTGAAGAAATAATGAATTAATAGTAACATTCATATCACCGTTTACTTTAGAACCTAATTTTATATTTAAATAACTTGCATCAAGTTCTACATAAAAATTAGTAGCAACCAAATAAACCTTATCTCCTGTTTGTAATAAGTGTGTATTTGAAGTTTGCTTTAATGTTGATGTTGCTGAAACTTGCGTACTACCTGTAAAAGTATTAAATATTATTGTCCATAAATCTGCATATTCTCTAATTCCTGAACGTTCTATTACTAAATTTATTGAACAACCACCTGTTAATACTGGCTTACTTGTAGTAGCTGTCATAAACATTTCAGCTTCTATTCCAAATTTATAATTACCACTGTCGGTACAAGTCCATGTATAAGTACCTGTATTAAATCCTCCGTAAAAGTCATTTGACAATAAATGACCTCCAACTGTTCCTGTTGCTGTGGTTAATTGTAATATAGGCTGACTTGCTTTATCATTGTAGTTTCCACTTGTAGCCGTTTGTGATGTTCCTTTGCCTACTGTAAAACTACGTGCCACTATTGTTCCGTTAGAATTAAGTAGCTTTTCTTGTGTAAAAGGAAGAATTAAACTTTTAAATCTTGTGCTATTTAAAAAGGCACTTGAATAACTCCATCCTGCTGCCGTGAATATTCTATCTATAATGTCCTTAACAAATATTGCTGGTCTAAATTGAGTAACACTTAAAGTATTTATATTATTGGTTAGTCCGTAGTTAATCATTGGATATACATAACCTACTCCTAATGTCGGTGTCCAACTTGCTTCAACATTTGCTTTTGTCCAAGAATGATTTAAGTCAGTAAAACTAATATCACTTAACTTTAAATTCTTAATATCGTTAAAGAAGTTTCCAATGGCAGCATATACGTTTACATTGTAGGCTATTTTATTGCCGTCTAAGATAACTATATCAATCATTTGACAAAACCCACTCATAACTATTGCATTGTCATTCATAACAACACACTTAGCTTTTAAGTTCGGGTTAAAGTCTGCATTGAAATTAGTTAAAGATGTGTTTTGAATTTCTTTGTTGACTTCAAATATCATCCCAAATAAAGTAGCTACCGCAGGTGTGTTCTGAATTAAGAATCCCTTTGAGTAATCTATCTGCTTTTGTTCGGGGTTTTCAATATCAACTATCTTTTTAGTAATTAATATTGAATCATCATTTACAATCGGGCAATTAACACCATTAATAAATACATTTATCATTGTCTTCTATCTTGGTTATCAATCTCAAAACTAAACGAAAGGTTAAATAATTTATCTACGGTGTTTGTTTTATGTTCAAATACATTTGGGTCTTTAACGGTAATGTTTACAAATCCATCGGCACTATTCCAATAAACCATAGGAGAAGTAATTAAATCTTCTAATCCATCAAGTTCCCATTGCTTTAATATATCTGAATTTAGTGTGTAGCTTTCTTTGGTGCTTACAATAAAATTCTTTCCTGTTATATCGTAGCTGTTTCTTACTATCGTGCTTCCTGATATTGGAAGGAATGTTGGATTGTAACTCTGCCGTTCTATTTCGGTTGTATGACGTGAACGCTTGTTAAAAATCCAACTATCCCATCCACCGTATCTATTCAACCAATGTATCTCAAAGGTTTCAAATTTGGAACAAGGTGTCCAGTCTATTTCATATAAATAACATTTGCTTAACTGATAACCTGCACCACCTGTTTTAATACAAACATAGAAATACTTTTCATTACTGTCTAATCCTAATATAGTTCCGCTTCCTATTGCTAACAAGGCTGCCGTTCCTATGTTCATTGATTGCATAGAAGCTACTGAAGTTACAGATGTAGAATAACTAAATGAAAGTGCAGGTGCTTCTGTAAAGAATGCAAACTGTGCAATACTGAATGAACCACTTGCACCCTTCCATAGCCATTGAATTTGTGTTAATTGATTATAGTTTATTTTCTTAACGTTGTAACCGCCTTTGAAGTATGTTGCAGGTGCTGCACTAACTGCCGCATCTGTTGCACTTACTCCATTGTCAAACCCGGTAAGTAGTTTGTTAAATTGATTTGTGCCTGTACCACTATTAAGATTGTAGTCTTGCCAATCGTTAGCTGCCCAACCTTGATACTTAAAGAATCCGTTATAAAAGTTAAATACTCCCGATGATGTCGGGCTTCCTGTTACTGATGGTATTGCTCCATAGCTTTCACCGAATGTAACCTTTGCTGTTTTGTATTTAGTGGTTTCGTACTTAATACCTGTTGCACTTGTTCTTAGGTTAGTAATTCCCTCTGTTATCTTTGACTGTAAGATTTGCCTTGCATCAAATAATATTTGAGTAGTGGAAGGTATTATGTCATATCTTAAAGTTGCAATAGGTGTAGCATCTGTGTCAGGTGAATATACCTTAACCTCTATTTTAAAATTAGGTGCTGTACTTAAAGATGAACTTACTAAAAATTCTATTGGATTACCAACGGGAAAGAAATAAGATGTTCCGCTTGTGAATGGTTGCTGTTGAATAGTAATTGCCATACTATTCTTAAAAGTAATAATTTAGCTTTTGTTTTTAAAAACAAACTCAATGTCGTTTAGAACTTTATCACCGTACACATCTAAGAAGTTAGTTTCAAAGGATTTAAAAAAGTCTTCAGTCATTACGCTTGAATAAAACGGTACTCCTTCTGTTCCCTTTCTTTTTATTGACCTGCCGATTATGTAGGCTAATTGGTTTAACTTATCCTTGATGGATTGTTTACTCTTAACACCTTTCTTCTTTTTATCATCTTGGTAACCATCATACACTATTCCCCTATTTCGCATAAAAGAAAGGATAGCTTCACGTGGTATTGGTCTGCCGTTCTTTTTAAACTTGAACCTTCCTGTGTTCTTTTTCTCGTTTGCCCAACCACTTACACCTTCATCAATAAACTCGTAGTAGTAAGGCATATAGATTTGAACCACCCACTTAGTTGCATACTCTGTTATCTGTTGGTTATCGGGTTGTCCTACCTCCTGTGCTGTTACACCACTACTAAACCTGTTGTGACCTTTACTATCTTTCATAGTTGAAAGGTTATCTACTATTTTATCAATAGCTGTTTGGAAAAAGGTTTCTAAAAAATCTAATTCTTTACTCATTTCTGTAAACTTTCAAATGCTTCTTTGTTCAAAATGTATTCCATCCAATTAAGTAGTTCGGCTGCCTTCCAATCGTATATTTCAACTGTCCGACAATTACATACCTTTGATAACTTCTCCAACCATATAAACCAACTGTAAACCTCTAAGAAGTTTCCGCTAATGTTTGGGCTTGGCTCTTCAATATCTTGTTCATCTCCTTCAATTTCTTGAGGGAATAGTCTTGGATAATTCTTGGTGACAAGTTGTATTTGCGAAAAAAAAAATCACTTATTCCTTTTGCAACTGTGATTGGGCAGTTATGTAATATGTCATCTGCTTTAGTATCAAACTCTTTATCTCCAGTGTCAAGGATGGCAAGTATAATATGAATCTTATCTGATAAGTCTTCCTTGCAGGTTTCTAAGAAGTCAATCATTTGCCCTGCCTTCATATCACTTAGCTTGATGACAAAGTTATATCCGTTCCACTTAGTTACTAACTTGGTTTTAATCGGTTGCTCTAAAAAGCCATACTTAGCCGTTAGCTTAGTTATCTCACTTATCTTTAACTCTAATGCCTCATCAAAGGTTAAACCCTCTATCGCTGCTAAGACTGCTAATTTCTTATCAAACTCATCTTCATACAACTCACTTGCCTTTTGAAGTTCGTATGATTGCTTAATACTAATGTTTTCCCAATTCATTGTTTCAAATATAATACTTTTACCTAATATCATACTTTCCATAGTTCTTATTTAACGATGTAAAGTAATAACGTAAACTGTCAATTCCGTGATTATAGGCATCAATAGGCTTATTAATTTGTTTTCCTGACCTATCTGTATCCCAAATATAACTTCGTAGTTCTTTGATTAGGTTAGTGGATTGTTTAGTGACTAAGAACTTCTGTTCCTGCATAAGACTAATTCCAAACATAACACTGTCCTTTCCTTTGTCAGCACCTTTAATTCTGTATCCATAGTTAGATATGTCTTGTATGGTTTTAGGCTCTGCACTATCTCCCCATATCGTTACACTTCTATCTACTCCCTTTGCTTTATACATATTTGCTATCTCACTATTGACTAATCCTTTTTGGTAGATTATTTCATCAAAGATATATTGTCCGTTCCATTGGTAGATACCTATTAAAGTTGTCGGGTCATTAGTAAATCCCCAGTCTGCACCGTAACCCAATAGTTTAGCTTCCTGTGGTAATTGTTCAATGTCTGTCCAATTACTAAACACTACACCTCTAAGGCTTCCAATGTTTCCAAGTCCGTAAACGTTCCAAAGGTTTGCCCAATACTCATTTAATATAGTGCCATCGGGGTTATATCCTTTGTCTTTATAGCTTAGTATCTCTTTTCTTTCGTTCTCATCTAATAACTCATTATCAGCATAGGTAAGTTGAAGGAAGTCACAATCATCTCTACCTATTACCTCCTTGTCTATAAAGAACTCTGCATCGGGATTGTAATCACAAAATATCTTATTTGCTCTACTTGCCACTTGTCGGTAGCTTTCAAAGTCTATTTTATTTACCTCATTAAAATAAGCTATGTCACATCTTAATCCTTTGCCTATGTCTTCCTTATCTAATCCAATAAACTTAATGAATGAACCATTTTTAAATCTATATAAAGTACCTGCTAAGAAATGGCTCTCTTGATATATTCCTGCTAACTGCATCACTTTAACAAAGTCTTTGATGACCGTTAAACGCATCTTAGTTAGTTCTTCAGATACTATTAGAATCTCTTTGTTAGCTTTGCTACTGGCGTGATTAATTAATAGAATTAATATTGATATTGTCTTACCTGCACCTTGACCACCTCGTATTACTTTAATACGCTTCTTTAATCCGCTTATCTTTCTTAGTGCTGTGGTCTGCTGAATCATTCAAGAGGGTCTATGTTTAGAATGTTTACGTTAGCATTTAAATCGGTTTGTGTCTTCTCTACCAATCCGTTAAGACGTTGGGTGATGCTTGGGTTGTAGATACCTGCCATGCCGCCTGAAATTTGGTCATCTCTTATTACCTTTCTAATATATAAACAGATAGCGCAAAAGTCTGAATATTTATCGTCTTTATTTGCAAAATATCTACTTAAATCTGCGGTGTAATCTTCTTTAAAACAAAATATTTCAAATCCTTCCATTGTCAAAGGTCTTTCCTTTTCTCTTTCGGCTCTGCTTCCTTTCCCTCCTACAAAATCAACTACTATAATAGGATTAAGTTTAGTTAATCTTTGGTAATTATCAAATAAGTCTTTTAATATTTCGGGGCTTTCTATTACCCTCGGTCTTCCCATTGCCATAATTATATCTTTTTAAATACTCTAATATGAACTAAGCTAAATAGTTCTTTAAATCCTTCTTGATTCCATTCATCAACTGCTTTGTGTACTCCCATTACCTTTTAATTATTGTTTGGGTTGGTATTCTAATTATTTTTACTCCTTGCATTTCAAGGTTTCTTTTAAGATAGCTTTCGGTGTGGAACTTATAACCTTTGCTAAATATTTCTTTATGATGTTGATATACTGAAAAGTATTTTTGCATAGTTATAAAGTTTCCAAAAGCTAACTGGTCATTGCATCCATCCCGGTAATCATTTCCTTCGGGAATATAAACAACATTGTCCTCAATATTATAAGTAGAAAAGTCAATTTTGTTTGTTAGTTCCACATCATAACGCATTCTTACAAGTATGTCATAACTCATCATTGGTACTTTGTTAAATGCTAACCAATTATTTCGCCATTGGTTTAATGTATGTCTTACAACTGTTTCGGGGATGCGGTGAAGGTTGTATTCTTCTATGTCTTCTTTGTGATAATCTATATCAGTGTTGTTTTCGTTGATGTGAAATTCATCATGAACTCCTAACATTTCAATATGATTAGGTTTGCAATATTGGTAGGTTCTTAGCCATCCACTATATATTAGGCATACTCTCATAGATGTCAAGGATATTATTTACAAATGAATTATACTTTTCGTTATACTTTGCTACTCTACTTCCTTCGGCTGCTGCTAATAACCATACATTCTTATCATGGCTTATTCTTTTTGCGGATTGTAAGTCACGTTCATAAACAAGGAAAGACCAAATAGCTTTACCTGCATCGGTTTGGTAATTCCCAAATATTCCTTTATAGTTTGGGTCTATTAGATAAGTTTTACCAAATCGGGTTAATACGTTGGTAGTTGATAAATCACCATGAAAAAAAGTAGGTTTCATTTGTTTATAGATGTCACCTAAGTATTCTTTAATCTTTGGGTGTGGTATGTTATCAATGTAGGTTTGAAAATTCGCCTGTGAATATGATTTTATTTCCTTAAATTTAATCAGTAGGTCTAATATATCTTCGGGAGTAGGTTTATTGCCTTGTATCTTTTGAGTAATAATCAATTCATCATTTACAAATAAAACTTTAGGAATGTTTATTCCCTCGTACCCAGCTAACTCATACCACTTAGCTTCTTGAAGTGATGTTTTACAATATTTGATAACGCTGTCTTTAGTTTGAATTATTTGATTACCTGTAAACTTGGATTGTATTTCGGTGAAATCTTCATCAGGTCGGATGGTCATGTCATCAATGTAAAGATGTGCATATTCTTTATTAAATGAAATTTCATTAAACTTTACCCCATAAGTGTTTAACCATATTTTTATTGGTAGTTCATAAATCTTTCGTTTAATGTCTTCATCTAATCCATACTTTGCACCCCTTGCGGTTACTATTTTTTTATAGCCTTTAACTTTGTTTAACCGTTCTATTAATTCTCGGTTAGGTTGGAGTAGTTCAATGTGTGAACCGTTGCCCATTGCAAGGGTGTTATCGAAGTCAATTGATATTATCATAGTATTGCGTTATAATATTCTTCGGGTGTGCCTAAATGGATTGTTTCAAGTGGATGAATTAAAGGATTGTTCATTCCTGTTTCGATTGCATCACCTTGCATTTTTGCCAGTGCTTTGTCCATATGTGCAAAATAATAAAGTCCTGAGTTTACATTTCCTTTTTTACATAGTATATCCTTTTGGATAAAAGCAAATGACATATTTTCAACTAATATATCACAATCCACTATCAAAACATTTTTCATTCCCTTTAAGTTTTCAAGTGTTTCTTTTCGGGAATTAGTCGGTTTGCATTTGATTATCTTAGACTGGTCAATATAGGGAATCGAATAATGTGTTAATACTTTCGCAGTTGGGAAAATAATTAATAAATGTTCAAGTATTCTTTTATTACCATAGTACAAAGAAAATTTAGGACTATCAGTTATAGCCTTCATTCGTTCCCCTGAACCGTTGGCAGTTATTATAACTGAACAATCCATACGTCTTGCCCTTTTAGGTATTCTAATCTTTTGCCCGGTTTACCATCAGCTGTATTTGGTTTGTGATATGCACCTTCTCGCCCTAAATTAATATCACCAATAAAAGATTCAATGACCGCTTGAACTACTCCGGGATGCGCACCGTTGAAATCATGCCCGGCAATTATTCCACCCGGTTTCATCTTTGGTAATGCTGCCTGAATATCCCGAATAACAAATTCATAGGTGTGGTTTGCATCAATAAACATAAAATCTACAGATTCATCTTCAAATTCTTTTATCCTATCAAAGGAATTACCCCCAAACATTTTACGATACTTACCTTCAAAGGGTTTCATATTTTTGTCAAAGTTTTCTTCAACTCCCCATCCTTCAGGTGCTGCATCAATTCCAACAATGTCAAATACTTTACCTGCGTTTAACGATTCGATAACTAAGTAAGAGAATGAACACCCATAATAAGTACCCACCTCCACAAGCCTTGAACCCGAAGGAAACTTTTTAACGATTAAACTATAAAAGTCCTGAAAACTGAACCAACCTGTTATTGATTCGTAAATGTGTGGTATTTTATTTTTCATATGGATTATAATAAATGCTTCTTTTTTTGTTGTGATATTCCCAAACTGTTCTTTGTTGTTCAACATTCTTCTTTTCGGCTTCATCTCTTTTCCATTGCCAATGTGGTGTTTCTTTTTGGTCAATGTGTTCTATTTCAATATGTGGCAAGAAACAATTATAAAACCCTGCTATTTGGCTTCGGTGACTTGCTAAAACATCATCATAACCATAAAGTCCGGGTTGATATAAATATCCTATCTTTTCAATTAATGCAGCGGAATACATTTGACAAGTACCAATGACGTGCTTAACTTCTTCTACTATAATCCACGATTGCCCCGATTCGTGTGGTAACATTTTTAAATCAGAATGCCATGCATCATTTCTAAATGGATTTTCCCATAAGTCTTTTCTTTTAAGTCCTATAATTCCTATTGTTTTATCACGTTCAATTGCCCTGTCTAATTCATCAACCCACCCAACGGAATGAATTACTACATCGTTATCCATCTTGATTAGGTTTTCACCGGGTAGCTTATGTTTCCATCCTAAATTTACAGCTTCGGCAGTTCCGATATTTTCTGGCAAAGTAATAACAGTAAATTTGTGGTGTCGTTCCTTGCTCATAACATCTAACATATCCTTTGTTCTTCGGCAGGAATTATTATTAATCACGAATAACCTATGTTTGTTTAGGTCTACCGTTCTTCGTAGTGAGTACAAAGTTTGATAAGTCAATTCAGACTTTTGATTTTCTTCGGTGTCAAACACCGCCATACTTATTAGCGCACACATATAACCTCCTTATTTTTATGTCTTGTTTCCCATCCTTTTGCATGACTTTCTTTAAATTTTAATTTAGCTTCTTCTGACCATTTAAAACCTTTTCTTTTATGTCCTTTATGTGAATTACTCATTTTTAATTTTGTTTCATTTGATGCCTTTTTACCTTTTAATCCTTTATTCCATGCTGGTTTTAATCTTCTTTTTTCCTTTTGTTCTTCTGTCCATTTTCTACCTAATCCACTTTTATAAAACCCTTTAATATTTTTTGCATTAATACTTAATCTTTTTAAATTTTCATTAGTATGTTTGCCTCCCAAATTTCCACCATCTCCGCCTATTGAAATATTAGTTAATTTTGGATAATGTTTAATCCAATAAATTTCTCTTTCAACCCATTTTTCTATTTCAACTTCTTCAATTAATTTTATAATTGGCCTTTCCCCTTTTAAAATTAATGATTTTATCCATGCCTCTTTATGTGTTGGTTTTATTGCTTTTTTAGATTGATTAATATGAACTTTTAATCGTTCATTTAATGGAGTAATTGTTTTACCAATATATCTTATATTATTATTTATTGGGTCTATCAATGAATATATTTTTACCATATACAAATATACAATATTTTCACCGCCATAGCAATTAAACTCATATATTTTTATCTCGAATAATCCTTGTTAATGCTCTACCAATACAACCGCTGCAATTTAAATCTACCGAAGCGTGGTAGGTTTGTTGGTAAAAATGTTTTAACTCATTACCGTATTCTCCTAAGCTAACTGCTTGAGAAGTTTTATATTCTTTTACTTTTTGAAGTAATCCTTCGCTTATTTCCATTTGTTTAATATTTCTAATCGCCTTTCGTTTACTGTATCAATCAAATATCTATCTTTAATTTCTTGATGTAGTTTACTACTTAAATCATTTTGCATATTAGCATTGTTTAACAGCATTGTAGCATACTTTTGGAAGTCTGCCTTATCTTTACACACCAAACTATTAACCATGTGATTTGAAAGCATAGAATAAGGGTGTATGTCTGATACTATTACCGCCTTCTTTGCCCATCCACTTTCAATCATCTTTAATTCGGATTTGTTTTTGTTAAACTGATTATTTTTTAAAGGTATCAAAGCTATGGAAGTATCGTGATAATGATTCATATATTCATTCACATTTAACATATCCTTTTTTAACGGGTGCTTTATTTTACCGCACATTTTAAACCATTCATCAGAATAGTGATAACCGCATAAAGTAATTGGTTCCTGTATTTCTCCCAACAGTTCTAAATCCATTGCGTGTGTGCTTGAACCTTGCCACATTAATTTATTCTCAACTGTAAAATCTTGATTGTATTGTGGTTCATTTGGGTCTATTGCATTTCGGCAAACTGTTACCTTACTCTTGTCTATTCCTAATTTGATTATTTGACTTCTTAAATGTGAATGTGTTGTGGTGATGTGGTCAGCATATTTCAATTGGTCTTGAATACATTTTGCAAAGTTAGTCTTCCGGGCAAAACTAAACATTGGGTGACCGGGTACTATATCCCAATAATCATCCAAATCCATTATTATCTTTACTCCTGCTATTTTAGCTTTGGCAAATATTGGTGAAGGGTCTAAGATGTCCGATATGTTACGGTTGAAAACAATCACATCAAACTGCTTTAATTCTTCAACAGTAACCATTCCACCTTCCCAATGTAGAGATGGTGTTTTTAATACATCATGTCCTTCACTTTGCAAAGCATTATAAGGCACTTGCAGTCTGTGATAGAATACACCGTTGTTAAAACTACCTACTAATAATATTCTCATTCAACTGTTTTTTTACTTTTTTTATTGTTTGATAAATTGCACCATATTTTATTCCTGTTTGTGCTGATACTTTTCTAAGGCTTCCAAATTCAATATACAGTTCAAATATCTTTTTATCATACCAAAATAACTTGTCTAAATTTGATTTTACTTTTATCAAATTGGTTTCAAATTGTGCATCTTGTTCTTTGTCGTATTCTTCAGCAAAAGTAAATTCTAAATCTATATGCTTATGGTTTTTTAAAAATGGATTGTTTTTATTTCGGGCTTCGTTTACTATCATCCGATAAATATAGAACTGCAAATAACCTTTTAAATAAATCTGCTCTAATTTAACGTGGTCAAATTCTAATATCCTAACCCATATATGCTGAAATAAATCATCTGATAAATGTCCTGCAATTCTACAAGTGTCTTTAATGTAAGATACTTTAGTCAAATGCTGTATTATACAATCTCGGTTCAACCATACAAATATAGTGTTTAGTTTACAAATGTTTCATTGCCTTAAATTCAAGTTCCCGTTTATGATTCAGAAGTTTTACAATAGTTCTGCATATAAGAATCTGCTTATCTACTGACTTTTCACTTACCATCTGCTCTGATAGTTCTTTAATTCCGTTGTTTATGCTTTCTATTTCTTCCATCTTCCAATATTTAGGTAAAATTCGGGGTCTTTTTTCACTCTATCTCCTAATGCTTTATTAAATATTTCTACTCGCTTCCAATGGGGAATGTTTAACCATCGTTTTCCCAAAAGTTCTTTTCGCCCAATTTTGTTTGTTAGCTTCCAAAAATCAGAAAAGGTTGGATAATCTTCTATCATCTTATTAAGTGATAAGTTGTAACTTCTGTTTCGATGTTGTACCGGGTCATAACTTTCTTTTCGGTGGTTTCAAAGTTTACGCCTTGACGTTTCAGTCTGAACATAATCCCTGACAATCTCCAGTTCCCGTACTTGTCTAAACATTCACGTTGATTAATACTACCATAATGGTTTAGATGCCATCTTACTGCTTCAGTAGCGTTTTTGTGGCTCGGTTCTGTTTTAAAAATGTTAAATATGCTCATAGTTTAATTAAAATAAAAGTCTGTTTGTTTTTCCATCCATTTGACACAAAGATAATATATACTTATTCTTGGTTCGTGGACATTTTCCTCAAGGGTTTGAACCGTTGATTTGTTTATCCCTATTTCTTTTGCTGCCGTTGCTCTGCTTAGTCCTTTTGAGTTTCTAAACATAAATAAGTCTTCGCTAAATTGTTTTCTGTTAAACATCTTTCAAATATCTATTTTTATATAATACGATTATCACTTTTTCTAATTTGTAATTAATCTAAATAGCTTCTACTTTTTCAGTCAAGGCTTTTTCAATATAATAAAATGCACGGTTTACAGCTACTTTGTAAATGTCATCAACTTCATACAAGTCTTTATGTTTGCCTATTCCATAAATCGCACTGGTATGGTCACCCATTCCTTTGTTAGTCTTGAAACCTAACTGCAATGCTAAGTCTGAAAGGTTGTACTTAGGGAAATATTGCTTATGAATAAAGAAATAACAGAACCTTGCTTCAGGATATGGTCTTCTCCTCGTTTGGTTTGCTATTTGAAAACTTGGAATGCCAAAAGCTAATTCAATATTTCGTTTAATCATATCTTCTATTTCGGGGCGTGATAAATGACTTTCATCGGCTTTGTTGTAATCTACCACCAACAATCTTATTTTCCTTCCTGTAAAGGCTGCTAATTGCTTTTCAAACGTGGCAATCATATCACTAATCATTTCTTTTTTTGTCATTCTCATAATAAGTTTGTAAATCTTTAATTGTTACTTCGTTAATTTCTATATTGTGAAATTCTGCTGCCTGTTTTATTATTTCTTCAAAGTCTATCATGATTTAATTTGGTAATAAAATTCGTCGTCTAATCTAAATGCTTTTCTAATCGTGTTTTCAATTGAACTGGCAGTTTTTAGTTTTCGGTAAATATTGCCGCCTTTCATTTGCTCATAAAAAAATTCATCACGTTCTTTAGTCGGTGCGTTTGCCAGTATTTCAAACCAATCTACCAAAGTTAAATAACCTTTTTCGGCTTCTTGTAAAATACGTTCCTGTGCTTCTTCATCCTTTGTCGTTGGATGAATAAAGTATCTGTCTTCTAATGGATAAGGATATTCTATCTTATTGCCATACATATCTATTTCAGGACTTGTAAGATAAAGAATAACGCCTCCCCAATCTTTGCCTTCAGCAATCATTTGCATCTGATTTTGAAAGTAATATTTCTTTGGTAGTCTTTGACATTGTTCCAAGTATGTATCCACGTAGTAAGGACATTTTACATCATAAACTCCAATATCTCCTATGCAGTCAGCAGATGCACCACACCAATCATTAATGGGTGTGTAGATGTCGTGCCACTTGCAGTTGTCCATTTCGCTTACAATTAACTCGTATGCTTCGTACTGGTTAATTGTTCCGTGCTGCATTGGCTTGGTATCTAAGTTATCTGATATGCCTAATGATTCCATTGTTTTGCGAAGGAGATAAGATTCTGCTGTCTTACCTCCTGTTAATAGTTCGCCTATTCCTGATGCACTTATTTTAGAGTTCATTTGCTTAGTTCTACTTTTTTCTTAGTTAGCATTGCCTTGATGGTTGTGTTTGCATCTATTGTGGCTTTGTTACCGTTGTAAAGTGCCATAAGTTCATCAATAGTTTTAACCTTGCCTATTTCACTTGCCCATTCTGAATATTCGTAAATGTCGGATTGTGCTTCAACTGTTTTTCTTTGTGGAACACTTGCCTTATTGCCATCATCATCATCTGCACCGATATTTAAAAGGCTTTGTAATCCGTATCTCCTTGCATAAGTAATTCCACTTCCTTGCGCCTGTGCATCGTTAATCTTTGAGTAGATTATTTCTGTTAAGCCTTCAAACGTTTCGCCTGATTCGTGCAGGAGAATAGTTTTAATAAAGTTCTTGCCGTCTATGTGTACGGTTGGCTGTAAACAACTTATTCCGTGTTTATGTAGTGCAGGAATACAAGCCTCTCTAATTGCGTTTAAATCCGCATATTTTGACTTAAAGAAAGGATTTGAACTTCCTTTTGTAGCGTTACCCATTTCCATTTGTGCCGCTAATATTGCTTTTGATATTTCTTTCATATAAATTTAATTGGTTTTGAAATTTGTTTAATTCTTTTTTTTAACTTTCGTTTTTCAATTTTACGAAATATGCTTTGCACCCAGTTGTTAATTAGCTTTTCCATTGTATGTCTTTAATTACGTAGTGAATTAGTTGGTGTTGTTTTTCAGTTGAGTTAATAAATAAATCTGAATAAATAAACTCTTGTGGATTCAAGTCGATAATTTCGCCTTCAGAACATAGTAGTTCGTTGCTTCCAGTTGCTTCTATCCACTCATATACTTTTGCCATGCTTATTTTTAGCTCTGTTACATCGGGAATAGGAAACTCATATCCTTTAAGAAATATTACTTGATATTCGTTGATTAATGGAAACTTCATAATTCTAAAACTTCAATTCCTTTCATAGTGGTTTCAAAAAACTTTTGATTAGCTTTGAATACTTGCTCTACTTCTGATTTGTCGCAAAGTACCAATTCTTTAAATACAATCATTGATGATTCTGGTGTAGTTTGATAAGTAAAACCTTCAGTAATACATAATCCCAATTTCTCGCTAAAAAAAGCATAGTAAGTTTGTTTGGAATAATTGTAATTTGTTTTGTAAAAACTTGGAAATGTAACTTCAATTTCCGTTGCGATTGTTTCTTTAACTGTAATTTTCATTTTTTTTATCGTTTAATTGTAGGGCAAAATACGTTCATTCATTTCATATATTTATCGGGTTTGCTAATTTAGAAACAATCTAAATAAGGTCTATTTCTTTCTTGCATTCATCTATTGTTGCAGCCCATAATACAGGTCTATCACAATCATTAATACTATAATATAAATATTTTGTATTTGGGTATCGCCAGTTGTAATACTCGTTTAGTTCTATTTTAAATCCCTTGTATGTCATATTATCTTCTACAAAATGCTCCACAAGAACGATTGCTCTCCCTATCTTTATAAATTTCGGTAAAATCAAATGGTATTTCTTCTTTGCACTCTTGTTCTAATTGATTCATTGATTTGCCTGATTCCATAATTGAAAAATGCTTAGTTCTTTTATCTTGAATATTATTTTCTAATTCTTTAATTTCATTAAAAGTATCCCTATCTAAATAATACATTGCTTTGTATTCTTTTTGTGACTTATAAAAACACATCTTACAGCCTCCTCTATTCATATAAACAGGAAAAGATGGGTGCATTCCGTGAAATTCTAAAATAGCTTCACAGTCTTTTCTTGTGTAGCCATCATTAATTAAAGGATATGTGTAATTAATACTTGATATTTTTTCAAGGTTTCCTGTCCTACCTTCTTCATCCAAATTAAAACCTATCATAAGTTCTACTTCGCCAAGTGACTTTAAATAATTATCAATAGGTTTAATTTTAAATGCTGATGTGCAAAATCTTTTTTGTCCTGATGGCATAAATTGTCCTATTCTTATCGCATCAATCAAACTATCTACTTTTACACCTTTAGTAGAATAAGAACCTTTTAAACGGATTAATTCACAATCTCCTTTATGTAGTTCTAATATGTATTTTTCAAACATATCTAATCTGTCATAAAGTTCTTTATGTTCTGCTCCTGTATCTACCCATATTAATTTAGCACCCTTGCCATAAAGTATTGCCATTGTTGAACTTTCAACTCCACCGCTAAATGATATGTATTTTTTCATAAATATATTCCTATTCTTTGATTTAAATCGTGTCTTAACTGAACCCTTTCTTCGGGTGTATAATTGTTATCTAATTCTATTAATTCCTTTCTAATCAACTTTGCAATAATTATTTTATCCTTTATGGTTTCAATAGTTAAGTTTATTGGTTTAGTTGATTTAAGGCTATTTAATAACTCTAAATAATCTTTGCCATACATTCTTACTACTCCATCCTGATATCGTATTGTATCGCCTGAATTAAAGGAATTACTATGCTCTGACTGGAGATGGATATTGTGAAGATTAAATCTAATTGTATCGTTGCTTCCACGACTTATGTAATGCCCGGCATTCATCTTGCCTACTTTTGCACCTGTGGCAATGCAACCCATATCTTTATCAATCAATCTTACTATGCCGTTAATAACCTCTTGTAGTAATCCTTTCCATTCGCTTAACGTGGTAATTTTTTCCTTCCGTTCTGCCTTTTCTTTAACCCAATCCTTTTTTGCTTTTTTCGCCTGATTAGCTTTAGTGTATTCTACACTACACATAAACGAACAAACCATTTGCAAGGGTCTATCTGGAATGAATTTAGATTTGCATTGCCTACAGGATTTTGGTTTCATTTTTTATCGTAATTAGCCAAATCTTTTTCAACCATTAATTTTATATAATCATTTTGAAAATACATCTTACTTCCAAATGTAACATATTCTCTTGGATTTAATTCGGTGGTTTCTGTCATTCCTTGACCTTTCCAAACTTCATTAAACTTAAACTTAAAATATGCCCATTGTTGTTTAATAAATTTATCCCTTTCTGATTCAGTTGGTTTATCGGTTGAAAATATCGGTTGTGGTTTTACCTTATCGCTTATTTCTTTTAGCATTTCAGTTGTTTTAACGCTTACCGGTTGTTTTTCTATTTCAATCTTTGCTTTAAAATTTAAATTTTCAAATGCTTCCATTCTTTCAAATTGATATTCTTTTAACCAATCTATAAAAATATTTGGTGTTAGTCTAAATTTTAAAGTATAATTACCATTTAAACAATGTTTTTTAAAAATATCAATATCTGCTAAAGTTAATCCTAAAACGTTTTCTTTAGTCTGCTGTAAAATTAAAGGTAACTGAATATTATTTGGACTTTCATTATAAAATGCAAATACTTCTATAACTAATCCTAAAATAGCTTTGTTAACTTCATTAGGGTCTGAATTTCTCACCGTTGGCAGTTCCCTTGATAACTTAACTATTTCAGTTAAACTATTTATTGTAACTTTTTGTAAGTTGCTCAAAGATTGATTTTGGTTTTCCATTATTACTATTATTATTTTTTAATTCAAATACACCTTGATAACCATTAGCTATTGATTGTTCTAAAATTTCAATAGCTGTTTGTTCATTTTGTCCGCTTAAAGTCCAAAGTTGTTTTTTAAAAGATTCCATACTTTCATTTCTAATTGGTTTTTTTAACGCTTTGCGATAATTAACAAATTCAATAAATTTTAACTCTAAAGGGGTTTTAGGGGATTCCCCTATATTGTTATTTTCCTTTTTATTATTATTTACATTATCATTATCATTTACATTTACATTGTTATTAGCTTCACTTTTGCTTCGGTTTTGCTTCGGTTTTGCTTCGGTTTTGCTTTTTACTTGCTTATCTTTTGGTGCATTACCATTATTGAAACGCTTGATATTAGCGTCAAGTTGTGGTTTTATTAATGTAAATATAGATTTACTTAAACCTGTTAATTCGGGCTCAATAAAGTTTAAAGAATAGCTAAAAATAGCATTGTAAATTTCTAATTTATTTGTGTCTGGTAGTTCATTTATTGATTCATAAAAACTACGGTAAAAAATGCAGGAATCTCTCATTTATAAAAATACCCCGAATAATACAAAGGCTACCAAGGTGCAACAGAATGTCACAAATTGCAATGTATTAAACGGGGATATATTTTTAAAGATTTTCATCCTTGGTAGCGGTACAAATATAGTATATTTTTTTTAAAATGGACAAATTATTTTTTCAATCTTAATTAATTCTTTTCGGAGTTGCAATACACTTCTGAATTTACCGTTTATACAATAGCCTTTAGTGCCACTTACAACTACTTTTCTAACTATCTTGCCTCTTAATGTATTAATACAGATTCCATTGTCCGTAAATTGATAATTCGGGGCTGTTTTTAGCTGCCATTTCAGGTTGTAATTAATTGTAACTTGCATATTTTTAAAAGTTTAATATTTAGTTTTATCGCTCTTACAGATTAGTTATAAGTCAGTTTGCTCATATATCTTTTTACCACATTGGCTACACTTGTTTTCATCCTTTTCCCATTCATAAAAGGTATGTGGTTCACAATCGCAAACCGAACTTATAACATTAAATAAACGCAATAGCTCACTTAGTGCTTGTTGAACGGGCATTGTACCTTCATCAACTTTTATTAATATATTTTCAATTTGTTTTTCCATATCGCTACTGCGTTTATTATTGTCCGTTATGTTCAATATTTTAAACTTTTGCCACTGCACGGATAAGTCTTTTACTATGCGATATTTTAACCCATTCAAATTTTGCTTTTGCTTTTGAAACATATTGCCTCGTAATTTTGTTTTCTTTCGTAAATTGGCTCACTGGCTTAAATCCTATTTGAAAGAAATCAACTTCAAAATAATAATGTCCGCCTCTTTCTGTTTTCCACCACCACATCATCCAAAATAATTTATGCTTCTGTAACGCTTCAACGATATCTTCATTACCACTCCATCCGCCAGTATGTAATTCAAGCATCAAAACTGGTCTTTCTTTATGTATATGGTCAAGCCCCCAATTTTCAATAAAATAATCATTGTATTGCCACATATCTCTTAATTTTTCAATTAAATTATGAGCATCTTTTACATTCCAATTTTGGATTTTTTTCAATTCTTTTTCTGTGTGATATTCGCTATCGTATGCCATCGCTTATTAAAATAAATCAGGATTAGATTCTAATTGTTCTTCCACTAATCGTTCAATTTCTTTTAAAGTTTTATGGTTGTAAATTCCCAACTCAAAACCGTTTATCTTTAATTTATTGATGTTTTTACACCAATACTCTGTAATGGTTGCTTGATTGGGGTCATCAGGATGTGTCGCAGGATTGTCAGTTTCAATTCTAAGTACATCGCAAGATACTTCTATCTTTACTCCTTCGCTTTCGGATAATGTTAGTTCTAATGTCTTTTTCATGTTTTGTTTAATTGTTGCTTCAAAATACGTTGTTCTGATTTTAATAATCAAGTAGTTTGACTAATTTAGAATTAATCTAAATAAGGTGCATTGTTTTATCTATTTATGATGCATAGAAGGGGTTTTATCTTGGGTAATACCTACCTGATTTTATTATCTCTAATCCTTACGCCAAATAAAACTGCTTGGGACTTCTTTTGAAGTTAGTATTATAGTCCTCACTACTTACTATTTCAGTTTCTTTTAATAGTATTGCCTTATTTATTGAATATTACCCGCCATAACCGCAAACCCCTTCAGAAAACGTCTATGGACTTCAACAATAACTATTTATTGGTATGTATTTCAAATTCGCCTCTTAGGATTATTTTTGATTTGATTAATCCAATACATCAAAGGCATAAAAAAAGCCCATCTATTGGAGGTAGAGGGCTAATTTTGAGGGTTTATATTATTTGGTAATATTATAAAGTCAAATTTTCACGTTACCTCCAATAACTTGATTTCAAAATTACAACATAGGTTTTAATTATGCAAATTTATTTTAAAATAAGGTGCATTTACTAATTTTTGGGTGCTATTTAATTATTTAACCCAAATATCGGTGTTATTGGTGTGTAAGTTAGTAACGCTGTAATATTACTTTTCTAAAGTTGTGTAAGGCTGTGATATGTCTTTCTTTATTTCTTCTAATTTTAATTTTATTGCATCTAATTCTTTTTTTAATAGTTCTAAATCGGCAAATTGTTTTTTAAAATGTTCTAAATCTATAATCATATTTTGTCCAATTTTTTTACATAAAAACTTACAATAGTTTCCCTTGATGGATTCTTTTATTCTGCACCTCAAACGAACCATTATCTTCAATTTGCACCATACTAAACCCGTGATTCCATTTGTTAATAGGCATATATGCAGGATGTAATTCACTTAAACACCCTACACTCCAAGTTGTTGTTATCTTTCCCTCTAAATCTCTTTCTGAATGTTCCGATGTCTGATGGTTATGCCCTTGCATTGCGTTTACTTTTGCTTTAAGGAACAATCCCCTTGCAATGTTTACAGGACTGAACACACCGCCCTGAAATTCGTGTCCGTGTAAGATATTAAGATTACCTGCTTTGATTATTCTTTTGTCGGAAATAACTTCTACATTGGCTCTTTTCTTAATTATCGCCTCTAAGTTAAATTCTTCAACTCCCGTTAGTTCATTTGCCTTCATCCAAAGAAAGTGATTATATCTCTCTTCGTGATTTCCAAGTTTAAAATATATCGGCACATCCCATAGCTTTTTTAAAATGACAAAGAACTCCGCAAAGGCATCTAATTCTTCACCAAAGTTTCTTGCCTTTGGGTCACGCACAAATCTACTAAGCATATGGCAATCTATGGTATCACCGTTTAATAGAATTGCATCTACTTTTTTCCCTGATACATAGTCAAAACAAGTTGATAAAGCACTTATAGAATGATAAGGAATATGCACGTCACTTAAAACTAAAAGATTGTGACATTTCAATTCAAATGGGCTATAATCGCACTCAAAGGATTCAGGTAGGTTGTAAGGATTTAAAGGTTTAGCATCCATAAATAATGATTTGTCTTTTTGTATTTCTTTTCCTGATTGTCCTAATAATTTTCTAATCATAGACCTTACGCCTTCTTCATTGGTGTATAATAATGGATTTTCCTTATAAAACATTCGTGCTAATTTCTTATTAGGATAATTAGGATATAATTTTATAAATTCTCGTAGTTGTTTTGTTTTTTCTAATTCATTCATTTCTTTAGTTTGTTAATTTCCCTTTCTAAATACCACTTTGCCTTTTCTAAATCTTCAACTATTTTATCCGATTTCTTTCCTGCTCTTGAAACATATTTTATAACGTTTCCTAAATTATAACCAAAGCCTTTATCTTCAATAAAGTCAATAACTTCAATTTTTCCATCTCGGTAATGTGCCGGGTTAATTGCGTCTGTCATAATATTAAAAAAAAAGGGATTAACTACTTCGCAGCAATAATCCCCGTACAATTAAACATTTTAAAAATTTCAAATCTACTTTATTAAACTGAAGCTAACTAATATAGCAGCTACTATTCCTGCTAATAATTTATTTCGTTTAGTATTTGCATTAATCTTGTCATATTCTTTTATCAATTCAATTTTTTGCTTTAACAATATATCCGCATACCCTTTGTTTAGTTCTACTTGGTTTTTTAAGTTCCCAAATTGGGAATCGCACATTATTAAACTACGACTTTGAACTTTTATCAATGTATCTTGACTTGAAATTATAGCATTTGCCTGTTCAACTACTTCAGAACATTCATTGGTAGTAACTACTGAATCACTCCATACTTGAACTATTTTAGTTTTATATATCGTTTTAGCCGTTTTAACGTGTTTATTTAGAAATTCTATACTATCATACAACTTTACTATTTGATTGCTGTATTCGGCTTCTAAATGGTCATAAATAGCATTTGAATCAGCTACTTCATTAATCACAATCGGTCTATCTTTGTATTCAGGGTTACAACCAAATTTAAACACGATTAAAAACAGCCCGACAGCTAAAAAAACATTAAGGTAATAACTAATTTTCTGATTCATAATACAAAGGTAAATTTTTATTCAATAATAAAAACCCGTAACAGTTAAGCCTCGTTACGGGTTTTATTAGAACGTGAAACCACATTCCAAAAATAATACAACTTTTTTTCGTGAGAGTTGCCAACTGAACTACAAATATAATTAATCTTTAACAATTCTTACTTTAATTTTATCAAGTTCGTGGTTATATGCTAACTGCTGAACTGCATTTTTGCTAAACCAAGCACCAAAATTACCACCTCTTAATTTAATCAGATGGGCAACTGTCATCATACTTGCTTCCACGCTACCAAACTTAATAAAAGTTCTTACACCTCTTTTTTTTGCTAATGCTGATGTGTTTTCGGCTTGGCTGTGTGTTCCTGTTGGTTTGTATTGCGGATTATTTTCCCAAAATTCAAACAAAGAATTCCACCCATAAGGATATATAACTTTTGCACCAACCTCCATACCTGCACTTAAAGTTTTTACGAAATTGCCACTTTTAAAATGTGCAGTTTCATTTCTAAATAGTTGTTCCAATCTCTTGGCGTGATTTACACCGTAAACTTCTTTAACTTTATTTAGTGCTGATTCTATTTCTTTTTCTATCATATTGCGTGGTCAGGAAACCAATCGTTATCTTCATCCATTATTTGGTCACTCCAAACATCTTAGACAAGGTAAACACAAACATATCTACACCTTTGAGATAAACACCTATTTGAACTTTTAAAGTGTCTTCAATACTTGGGTCACTTGCTATTACAAATGTTGCTACACCCGTGATGGCAAATACTATTCTAAATGTCCACTTCGCCCAATCAGGGGTCTTGCTTACTATTGCCTTTTTAGTAAAAGGTCTTATTGCTTTACTGCTCGTTTTTAACTGCTTTTTCAACATGGTTTGGGTCAATTTTATTTAAAATCCAAGCAACGGCTAAACCTAAAGGATAAAGTGTTCCTTTGGCTTTGTTCATTCCTAATACATAGCTTACTGTTTCATCAGGATTTCCGCATCTGTGACCGTTTGGTTTAATCATAAAGTCATTGAAAAGAAATTGGCATACGGTATTACCTGTTTGGTCTATGCTCAATGCACACTGCCAAAAGTAATAACTTAATCCTTTGTGGAAGATTGCCCTAATTAATCCGTAAACTAAAGAGATTGGCATTAAAATAAAAGCCATAACACTGGCAACTATCATTAATATTAAATTTATCATCTGTTTGAAATATACTTTTTATACTCGTTGATTATTCTTACAAAGGTGTAAATAATGGTCGCTAACAATAAAATAGTCTGCAACCCGACATTAAGGTCAACAGTCTTTATTGTGATAAAACAAAGGACATTCGCCCCTACTACTTTTAGGTCTTCTAATTCTATCATTATTCGGTTGGTGGGAATGGTGGTGGTAGAGGTGGTGTATATTCGCCTTGTGGTAAATCTAATACCCAAGCGTATTGACTTGCTTCAACTTCGGGTTGGTCTTCATCTGATAATAGTAAATACCAAACATCATCAATATCTTGAACGCAATTTAAAAATTGATATTGAGTATAATATTGACCTTGTACTTGGTCTTTTTCTTGGGGTGTTAAAATATATCCTATCATTATACTTGTCTTGAAAGTGTTGTTTGAAATGCTTGAACTGCGGTATAAAAGTTGGATGCTTCGGTGTCGGTTAATCCATTACTGATGGAAGAAAATGCACATTCTTTTCGAGTATAAAGACCCGCTCCATTACTTGCACCAATATATATTGCCCCAGTAGCTAAATTTGAACTTGAGTTCATATTTGCAACACTTTTAGTTCCATTTCTAAACCAATTATATTGAGTAGCGTTATTTCTTATAACTTGGTAAAATGCTTGTGTATTACTTGATGAAGTTGCGCTAACATCACCAAAACCATTTATATTACCATAGGAAAAACCCCCTGCATAAATAGCCATATATATTATAGATTGACCACTATCAACTCCCATTTCAAATTCAGTAGTTGCTGTATAATTTGTTCGAGAATAATACGAAATAGATGTACTATTTTGAGAAAGATTTGTACTTGGAACTAAGCCTGTATTCATATAAGCACCCGTTCCGTTTGGTTTTGCACCCGTACTTGCAAAAGTCCAACCGCTTGTAAAACTTCCTGTAAAACTTGAACTTTTTAAATTTTGAGCACACGCTGCGGCACTTGCTCCTACCATTGGATAAATGGCTTTCATAGGTGTCCAAATACCATTTGCTTTTAAACTTAAAACAAGTTGGTTTGTTGCACTTTGTTCAGTTGATGTTAATGAACCACCTGCTGCAATTACACGGTTATAAAATGCTAAATAGTCTGCATCTACACCACTTTGAATTGAACTTGCTAATATCCCGTTACTTGCTAATATCATAATTTATGCTGCTATATCTCCGAATAAATACCATTCATCTGTGTCTATCTTAATTAAAGTTGCACCGCTATATCGTGCATTTAATTTTAATTTTGCTCCACTACTTCTTATTGTTACTCCACTCGTTGCTACTACCGTTGTTTGTCCTGCTCCATATTGTGCCAAAAGTATTTGTGTACCCGTTGCAAATGCAACACTTGAATTTAAAGGTATAGTCAAGTTATTAGCAGAACCCACATTCATCTCAACAAGTTTATCTGCATCTCCAATGACCAAAGTATAACTTGCAGTTTGTCGGTTGGTAGTTATTAGCTTTGCACTTTTAGTATCTATTTGTGTTTGTGCGTTGCTTGTTAGCGTATTTATGTATTGAAATTCTGTACTTGTTACTGAACCATCAGCTATTGCCGTTGCATCAATACCACTTGATGGTGCTTTGTTGTTGAATGTAGTCCAATCTGCTGAAGTTAAAGCACCTCTATTTGAAGCACTTGCATTAGGTAAATTAAAAGTATGAGTAGCAGTTGCTGAAGATATATTAAAATCGCTTCCTGTAGTACCCGTTGCTAATGATTGTATTTGTGCAGTTAATCCATTTAAGGCTGTTAACCCACTTGTAAAAGTTGTTATTACTTGACATAAATGGCTATTCTCAGTATGTAATGTAATTGTGCGACCACTATTTGTAACATAAAATCTAAGAGCTAACCTATCAGTTAAAGTTAATACAGTTTGTGGAACTGCTAAAGCTGTAGTATATAAATCAATAGCTGTACCTCCTGTAATGCTTTCAGGTGTTGTTGAATTACTTGCAATTAAAGTTAAACTAGTCCCATCGTATTTATATAATTCTACATAAAAACTTGGTGTCCCACCAGCTGAACTTGCACTAAAATAAGTTTCAAAATTCCAATTACCACCTGGTATTAATAATTGATTAGGATCATTTGCATCGGTAATAAAACTTTCAATATAACCATTAGATGAAATTGTAAAATCAGTACCAGCTCCGATAACAGGTGTTTTATTTAATTCTTTAAAAGCTACTCCACCTAAAGTTCCTTGAGCTACCGAACCATTAAGATAATAAGATACTGAAGAACCGCCACCACTTGACATTGGAAAGTTAGCAAGTGAACCATCACCTCTAACATATTGACTAACCACTCCAGCTCCTGTTATTGCTATTGTGCCACTTGTTGTTATCGGACTACTAGCAACGCTAAAAGCACTTGGCATTGATACGCCTACACTTGTAACAGTTCCACCGCCACCCGTTGAAGCAATAGTTATTATTCCATCGGCAGTTGTTCCCGTAGTTGTTAAAGTTATTCCGCTACCTTCTACTAATTTTACACTTCCACCTGTTGCAGATAATGTTGTTGTATGTGAAGTAGCATCTGATGTATTGGCTAATGTCTGATTGCCGCTATTAGTTCCGCTTGTATTGCCTATTACGGTAGCTTGTGCATCGGTTACATATCTTTTATTGGTGCTGTCTGCTATATCTGCCGTAGTAGCATCTGCTCCAGCAGTAACAAGTCCTTTAGCATCATAGGTTATCTTTGTTTTTGTTGCACCTGTAATGGATGCATTCTCATCTACCTTGCCATCTAATGCAGTCTGCAAATCAGTTTGAGATGAAAGTGTACCTGTAATACCACCCCAAGCAACTGAACTACTGATTGCAATATTTCCCGAACCTAAAATAGATGTGGAATTAATAGTCTTTATATTTGTCCCACTTACAAGAGTTGCTTGTTTTGCATCTAATGCCGTTTGTTGAGCAGTAGAAACAGGCTTGTTAGCATCCGAAGTATTATCTACGTTACTAAGTCCAATATCGGTTTTAGTTAATACAACAACGCCAATATTAGAGTTAACGGATTGAACTGGGCTTTGTGCCTTAATCTGTGTAATATCTATTTTTTTAGTGATGTTATCACTTATATCCACAATAGGAAATACATCATCATTTGCGATGGTTACTATTGCACTTAATTCGGTTATTTTTTTATCTGCCATTATTTTTAATTTATTACTAATTTGCTACTATCCTGCTGCAATAAGAATCCTCCATCTTGTGTAAGTATATAGTCTACTAACCCTGTTGGAATATTTGACAAAGTTAATACATTACCTACCAACGTGTATGTTGCATTTATTATATTAAGGTTGGTGTCTTTTGCTATTACTTGTAAGTCATCTCCTGCTACCGTTCCAACAAATACTAAATTATTGTCATAAACAGTAAACAAAGGTTGTGGTGTTGGTGTTGGTGTTGTTCTTTCAGGAATCCAACATTCATTCCACTCATAAGGTGTATTTATTGTAAAAGATAAAGTATGTCCTGCATAATCGCTTAAATATTTATGCTCTACCGGTTGGATTGAACTCTTTTTAGGTAAGTCAAATTCAACATCACCATCATAATTATATATCGCAGACGAAATATCTTGAGCAACTTGTAATGTATCACTCATGATATCCTTTAAGTTGCTTAAATCAGGATTAAGAACGTCTAAAAACGCTAATTCAAAACTATAATTTAATTGTGTTCCATCTGTGTTTCCCTGACTTACGTCATACCACATTAAAATACCATCAACATCAGAGTTGTCAATTTCCGAATTAGCACCAAATATTACAGTATTAATATTACTGTGGCTATTTGCTAACCCTTCTATTATCTTGAAAATCTGATTTAATGTCATTTAGTTTTATATATGCTTCTAATTTGGCAAGATTTTCTTTATTCTTACTATTACCTCTACCTTTATTTATTTCTCTTTGTTTACGAACAACAGTCATCGTCATCATCTATTCTTTCAAAGTTTGAATATTTATGTCTAATGCCTCCTAAATAAATTGAACTTTTAAACAAATCCTTTTTAGGAAGGATGTCATCATCTTTTGTTCCCGAAGTTAAATATTCAGGAAATAAAGTTTCATTTGCACAAAGATACTTTCTTGTTCTGTCTGCAAAGTATTCAGCTTTGTTCATCATATTGCCGTAATCACTTAACAGATTTTCTCTATCTACATTGCTTGAATTTTCGCTGTACTTTTCTTGGAATCCAATGTTGGTAAACCTTCTTGATAGGATGCTTCCAATTTCAGCCATAATCCAATACCTCATTCCCTTATGTAAATAATCCTGAAGTAAAATCTTATAGTTACCAGTTACGTTTGGGCAATCAGTAATTAACTTGTTGTAAAGGTCTGTTCCTATTATTTCAACGACATACATATCCTGACAAGCTAAGATAGATTGTTGGATAAACTTATCATCCACGTTACCGTGAACGGGTGTATAAGTCTTAAAATCTGCTGCACTTAATAAATATACTACTGCCATTACTTTGCTCTTACTACTACTTGATTCCAAATGTGCCTACAAAAAGGAACTGCCACCTCTTTATTCGGGTCACGATACCAACCACCACGATATAACCAAGCACTTGAATTATTGATAATATCAAAGTTATCCATATCGTTTGTTCTAATATCAGGGTTGTTTAATATCTCTTCTTTTGTATATAACTTGCCACTTTTAGCTAAACCCATCATTCTTTGGCAAAAATCCCTACTTTCTGACTGCAATGCAGGTGCATCGGGTCTTAATCCGTACCTATATTTGATGACTAAAGGGCTTAATTTAGGTGTTTTTGGCTCTACTTTAGGTATGTTACCACCTGTTGTGGCTGTTGTTTTCTCATCTCCTTCAGCTAATTTGATAAATTCAGCCTCATTATACTTAAAAATAGGGCTTAAATCATCGTTAAAATGCACTGGGTGGCACTCTATTTCCTCATAATTGTCAGCACTTTCACCTACTGTATCAAAATAAAAGGGCTTTGTTTCGCTTAATTTAACGGGTTGTATTGCTTCAGGTATAGTTAATCCATACATTTCAGTAACATAATCCAATAGAACCTGTTTAGGTACTATTTGAGCAATAGTAGATTCCGTTAATGGTAGAATATTAGCTAAAGGTTTCAGTTCTTTAACCTCTACTATTGGACTTAATCCAAATATTTCAAATATCTTATTTACTGAACCTAAAACAGTATCTTGTCTTGGCTTTACGTACGTTTCTTTAAATAGTTCGTATGATTCTAATATCTCTGTTCTACCTCCTAATTGTCCTTCGGTTTTAATACCAAATAACATTCCACTTACTGCTCTATGTCCTATAATTATGTTTTCAGGAACTGCCTTAGCTCTTAGTTCAAATTGCTTATCTAAGGTGTTTGGTTGAAGTGGTAATACTTCGGCTGCTTGGTCTTTACCATCTGCAAAATTATATAGAATCTTTGAACCGTTCCCGTTGGCAAACTTTGCATTAAATCTTTTTTCTATTTGGTCTTTCTCTGCATCGGTTGCATTACCGTTTAAGAAATTAACCATCGTGCCACCTACAAATCCGTTCTTTACATTGTTAAGATGAAATTGGGCTATCTCTATTTCTTCTTCAATAGCTTCTAAGGCATTAATGTAAGGTGGTAATGAATAATGCTTCATACCGGGTCTTGGTTCGTAATGCACCAAAATACATCTATCGTGAATTACCTTTGGGTCATACTTTGGTAGTTCTAATATTTTAGGATTAAAATTAGTTTGTCGGTTTATAGGTGTTGAGAATCTTGTTTCCCAGTCTAAAGAATAAAGATAAATAGAACTGTCGTTTCTATCTTCTGCAATACGGTCTATGTCTATGTTATAAACCTCAATAGGTTTGCCAAATTGGTTTCTTAATATTTCAAAGGCATAAGAGTTATGTATCTCAAAGTTAGTCCAAGTCTTTTTAATTAAGGCATCCCAACTTTCAAATGGATTAGGTCGCTTTAAAAATTGCATTGCCTTTGCAACTTCAATCATATTTGCCTTTTCAGGGTTAATAAACAAACCCCTTCCTACTCCATAACTTATCTTGCCGTCTACTACTGCACCGTGTGTATTGCCTTGATTGTAAAGGTCAATAAGATAAATAGGAAATAGGTTATCTATGCCTCTGCTTATCCATCGTTTGCCGTTGGTGTATCCTTCAGCAAATGATGGTCTATTATAAACGGACAAATCAACCGAATAAATATTTGGTTCTGTTTTAATCGGTTGTTTCATAAACTATTGGTGCTACGTTCAATGTGCTTTCAAATTCGGTTTCTGTCAATGCTATTACTGGCACTCTTGCTATTCCTGTTTCCAATAAATACTCATCACTTGGAATAGTCTGTGTTACTACTGATTTTTCATATACCTGATAAATGTAATCTCCCGAAATTAAAGTCACGTTTGCAGGTTCTGTTAAATTGAAACGGTTGTATCTTTCAGGGTAAACACTTGTGTCAGTTAAAAAACAAGTACTAACTTTATTGGTTGTCTTATTCGTAAACACAAATAAATAATATGGATTTGTTAAAGTAACATTTTCTGTTAAAGTCAAATCTAATATACTTGTGGCTGCTCTATTAATTATAACCATTTCCTTAATAAGTAAAATATTTAAAATTGTTTATAAAACAAAAAAGGCTGTAATTACTTACAGCCTCCTTTGATAGTTTACTAATGATTATCCTGATATGTTTCCACTAAATGCAGGGAAGTATATTGTAGGCATATTACTTGGTTCAGCCGCTTCAAAGTTAAGCGTGTAACCGTTCATATCTCCATACGCTTTTCCTGCTGTTGCTTCACTTGGTGCTAAATTGACACCGTTGTCAACTCCTTGAAGCCAGTAGAATCCATTTTGGTCTTTGGCAATTAATAATAGGTCAGCCTGTGCAAGTAACAATATCTCTCTTTGCTTTCCTACTTCCATTTTACTTAAAAGTAATTGGGCTGTTTGGGCAAAAAATACTGTTCCATTTTCTTCACTTGTAGTGATTGATTCACCAAAAGTTGAAGTCTGCTTACGTGGTATATATTTATACCACGCAACTGTTCCTGTATAGCTTGTTACTTGACCACTTGCATTCTTTGTTACGGCAAAGTCAGTAGGTCGGTTTGCTAAGAAAAACTCCTTAACACCTCCTGTTGAATCTTTACAACCTTTTACGAATCCTTGGGTTAAAGCACACGGCATAATTATACTAATATAAATTCTACGATTTCAGAAGGATAAGCAACCTGTACACCCATTTTAAATTTGGCAGTATATCTCATTTTGTCGCTTTCCAATATTTTCCACTCAACCTTATCAGAATCATCCAAAAGGTCAAAACCTTTGAAGAAGTTACGCTTTTGTCCAAGATAAAGTTTACTTGTTCCTGTTAATCCCGGTACTCCTACCAAAGTAACATTCTTACCAATTACACCCATTTCGTAATTAACCCATTTAGTTTGGTCAACGTGATAAAGGTTTGCAGTTTCTAAGGCTTGAACGTAAAGGTCAAACACATCAGTTCCTACAAATAATACTTGGTCGTTAGCGTGTTTTAGTTTCTCTGTACGTGCTGCACACATTGCGTTAACAATTGCAATAACGTTTGAAGTTGTAATACCTGTTGCTACTGTTACGTTACCTGTGTTACCGTTGATTGCTGTTGCTGCTGTGATTATCTTGATAAAGCCATCAAACATTGCCAATACTGCATCACCTGAAGAGGTGTTACCTTGCCAAGTTGCTACTTCAATATTTTCTACGATTAAGGCTTTAAGTTCATCACTCATTTGAGCACCTAACTGTGCTGTGATTTCATCCTCTCCTGCTGCACCCGGTGCAAGTAACATTTGAGTCCACTTTGGTAACAAAGCATCCATACAAAGTTCGTCACGGTATCCAATTTTAGAAACGGTGATTTCACGCTGTGTGAATGTTGCACTACCTGATGCTACTAAATCACATCCTGTGGCTTCTTGTGGATACGCTGTCAATGCAAATAATTGCAATGCATCTGTCTTTTTTACTCCTGCTATTGGGGTTAAGTACGGTGC